ATGCAGTTCAACTGAATCATACACAGCGACTTATAATTACACAGCTCCTCAGTCTTGCTCAGATATTGATTGCAAATATTATGGAGCAATGCATACTCATTTGTATTTTGAATAAGCGAGGTCCCAAACCATCCTTATCATTTTAACGTGGGGTAAGGGTTGCTTAAGCTGAATAATCCACAACCCCTACGACCTACCCACGTCTGTCATTAGGAGCTTTAGTGCATAGGATACTCTGATAATTAGTATCCTCACGCACCTCTTCGTAATCGGAAAGATCGTATTCACCAGCAAGGTCCACGTTTCTTTTTGACCCATCATCATTGATGTAGGTTCGCACTTTGCTTATGCGTACAACCTCTCCAGTCTCTTTATGCTTGAACTGGATCATAGATGCATTCCGTTCTTTTTTACTATGGAAACTCCCCACAGTAGCCATCCAAAACTTATTGCTCTCTCACAGAATGTGCTGTCGTAGCATACCGAAATATGTGGAAGCAGATGTATACTTCCTATCATTTTAAAAGTTTCAATAGTCATAAAAAGTTTTTTTTGTAGTTATGTCTTTCCGTTTCAAATTTATAAAGCTCAAATGCCCTGAATCCATTTATATGTGAATCTGTTGGGAAAAAGTATTTCCATCCAGAACTCATACCTCTTGGGATATAGTATAAAAAAGCAACAGCTCTTTTACCTGTGTTCTTTTCAAATACGCAAACAGCGCTGTGATCTGATGTTGGTATAACCTCTTGTACGGTAAATGTTTCATTGTTGACATTACCTTCTCTATCTGTCCTTGAGAATCTACTTGCTATCTCAGAAACAAATGAGTCAAGTTCTATGGCTATTTGCTTATTCAAGGTACTGGTTGTATATTAATATTTCTAACGGAAACATTCCATTCAATCTTTTTCACAAAGTTAATGGCTTCTTCCTTGTCAAGGAAGTCCTTCTCCCTTTGTTCCCATTTAGCGGCCTGTGTCTTGCTCTGGTCAAAGTAGGTGTAGTTAACTCGGTATTTCATCTCTCTTTGGTGTTAAAGGTTTGCGCCTACTTTTATATGTGTGCGCTTATAATTTGATGGATAAGCCCATCTTTATATGCTTAAACATACCTTAATGGTGTAAATAAGCACCATTCAATCGGCTTATTTTACACTTTGAGTGCTTTTCATTTTACACTTTGTCACACTATACCCTTACTTTGTACACTGCGTTGTAAGGTTATGCCCTTACTTTTTTCATTTCTCTTTGGTGTTAAATAGGTCTGCCACATCTTCCGCACATAGGCTCAAAGTCTTCTGTAACCTCTCGTGTAAACTGTGCCGATTTGCAAGTGCATTTCTCTTCTGTTTTAATAATTTCTTGTTCATTAAGTTCCGCAATGCACTTATCTAAGTACTTCTGACTTGCCGCAGGACGCCCACGCTTCAGTTCAGCAAATAGTTCTTGCAATGAATAGTTTGCAGGAGCGTCTAAGGGGTTTACATCAGATGGCTCATCTTCCTCAACTGAATCTGTTGGTACTTCAATAATCTCTACTCCGCATCTATCTGCATTATCCCATATCATAGAATCATCGCAGTTAAGGATGTCAAGAAGGTGTGCTGCTTCTTCTTGTGTTGTCTCTTTTGTGTTGTAAATAATTAGTGTTCTTTTCATTTTATTTATTATTAAAGGTTTCTTTCTTATAGTTCTTGATACATTCTTCTTCCATCAACTCTACCATTTTAGAGTGGGAGATTTCTTCTCTTGCAAGTTGCCATTCTAACTTTCTTACAAATCCTTGCTTTAAGTATTTACCCATTGTCTTTAGTATTAAATATTTCTTCAAAGTATTCTTCGGCAGTCCATCTTGATTCAACTGCTCCGTGTTGTGCATCGCTGAATGCGTTACAGATGATTTCTTTCTCTTTCTTAAGTAGTTCCTCTGCTAATCGTTTAGCGTTTCTTACGCCTCCACGATACATTGCATCCTCTAATGAGGTTAACTTTGCTTCTAATTCATTGAGTTGCTCAATCAACTCTTGTATTGGTGTTTTCATTTCTCTTTGGTGTTAAATCCTATCGTTAAGGGCTTATTTTACACTTTATGGTGTTTTTATCTTACACTTTGGGAAGGTTTGGAGGGGGCAGCAGAAAAACCAAAACCAAATAACAAAAACCCCCTCCTCGCCTAATTACTGTGCTATCTGCCTATCAAGCCATCTGCGGTACATATTCGCTGCAACCGCTATGCGTTGTGGATAGAATGGGTAGTCCTTACGAAGTCGGGCAAGGGCTATCCGCATAAATTGGTCTTTCATTCTAAAGTTCCTTGAATCGTGTATGAATCCAAATCATTGTGTAAGACGAAGAAGTCTTTGTAGTCTTTCAGCGCATCCTTCACCTTCTTGTATCCTTTGTTGATGAAAGAGTCTGCAACATCAAAGACACCAATGTCCAATGACCCCTTGTCAATGGCGATGAACTTGAAGTTGTCCGTTGGTATATTAAATAACTTCGTGTAGATGAAGGCTTGAACATCGTAGCCATATTTCTCCGCGCTCCATTGAAAAGCCCGTATATCTTGCGTTGTTTTTAGGTCAGCGACAAACTTATACTTCGGGTCATAGATATCCGCTTTAGCGCGAAAGGCAAAGCCCTCAAGCATTCCTATCTCGGGGACTTCAAACTGCGCTCCGCCACACATACTCAAAACATATTCGTTCCGAAGGGCTGCATCAACAATGCGCATATTCTCGTCGTGCTCCTTTGCCGTCAGTACAATCTTGTTGCTTTTGGCTTTCGCCTCTTTGTAGGCTTTTGCTACTCGGCTCTGCACATCAACAATATGAAAGCGTTCATCAAAGAGGTGCGGTTCAAGAATCATCGTATGGATGAACTGCCCAACTTGCAAAGCCGTTGAGTCTTGTTCTTGGCCATAGGTCGTTATGAACTTATAGTGCTTGGGGCTTTTGGTGAGCAACTTAATGTTTGAACTGCTCATCGCATTCTTTCCCAAGTAGCCATAGTAGAACTCGTCATCGTGCATCTTGGCGAGGAGAGCATCTTTCTCCCAAGTATCGCCATTGAGTAGTGAAATCATAATTCGTGATAATCTTCGTAGTTGCACTCAAGGCAGATGCCATTGTAGTCAAGAACCGTGTAGCAGTATTCGCAGCGTTCGGGTTCTCCGTAGGGGTCGGGTGCGCCAAATTCAGAACACATAGGTCAAGATTTTGAGGATGGCGAATGGGGAGAGCAATAGAGCGATTACCATTGCGTAGCCAAAGGCGTAGGCTTTGTAATCTTCAAGTGAGGTTGGCTTTTTCATTTTCTTGATGTTTGTTTGTTGGTTTAAAAGAATAGAATAAACTTCTCCATATCTATCTCACTATGCAACATATGAGATACTTCATCGGAGGAATAAGGCAGGAAACGAATTGGAGCCATAGTGCAGTAGTCATCAATGGCATCGTAAATACCATCCTCATCAACATAGAATCCGTTTTTGATTCCGACTTTGAGGAACTGCTCAAATTGGGTTAGGAGTTCGTTAGTGTTCATCTCTTGGTTTTGTTTGTTGGTTTCTTTTCTAAAGATACCAAAGTCCTTCAAGTACAGACACTTATGAGGCAAAAAAAATAGCGGGTTTTTAGTCCCGCTATCTCTTTTTTTAGTCTTTTTGTGTTTATCGCTCTCTCCATTGTGTGTAGCAGACGGCTAAACGCTGCTCTTGGTCGGGGAATTCACCTGCGATTTCCTCCATACATCTTGAAATAAACTCTTGTTGGCTTTCGCCACTTGGGGTAGGTAAGGGCATTACTTTAGTTTTTTTCCGTTACTGATATTCAAATAACCTACTTTCTTACTTATTCTTTCATTGTTACTAAAGTCCGTAGTGCGAGGCATATCCCTTTCCTCCCATTGTATTTCCTGCTCGTCTAAATAGAAAGCCCATATCCCAATCGGTGTAGAGTTAATGTATACGGGGCGGGTGTTGAATCGTATGGCGCGTTGCATCAGCGCATCATATTTTGCCCACTCAATTAAAAGGTCATCGTAGTGGCTTCGCCGACACTTGAGTTCAATATCCATCTTGTATGTTTCCGAATAGCAATCATACTTGGAAAACTTATACTCCGACATCTTCAAGTCGCGGAGCATTGTCTTTACGAACTCAAATAGTTGGCGCTCCGTCATACGTATCGTATACTGCTTGTAATTCCACAATACGGGTCTTCAAGCACGAACCACAAGAGGTGGCCTCCACATTAGTTTTAAAGATGCGATTGTAAATCTTATTGATGGTCTGCTGCTGCGCCACTCGGATAACATTTTTCCCAATGACTGTTCCCAAGAATTCATATTCCTCTTTGGTTAAGCATTCGGGTTTTCGGTAGCGGAATATCTTATTGAGTTTCTCCTTACGTGCATCGCAGCCACAATCAATACCCGTTTGCTCACTAAACCAATCTACGGCAGCCTTGATGCCCGTAGCCGTAGTGATTTGCTCAATGGTATCTCCTAACCCTTCAGCCCTTTTGCGAGGTCTTCCACGCTTCGTAGGCTTCTTTGCAGTTTGTTTGGATTCTTTTTCTTCCATTGTCTAATGTATTCCAAATTGAACGCTCACTTATTTTTGTCTCTTCGCTAATCTTCTTAATAGTCATATCCGTGTTGTGATATAACTTAAATAACTTTGAGTCATACCAATGCCAAGATTCTACTTCTTCCCATAACTCATCCAAAAGATTGTCGTGGCTTTGCTCCATTGTATAGTTCGGTTCTTCGTGTGAACCATCTATATCAGCCACATCAATAGATTCAAACTTGACTCCCTTTTGACTTGTTATATACAAGTTGCGTAAAACAACAAAGACGAAGTAAGTATTTACCTCGTCCTCGCTATACATTATTCGTTCGGGATTGTCTACGTATTTGTACATCCGTAGGTACATATCCTGCACCAAATCTTGAGCCGTGTCTCTATCTGCTCCAAACGACATTGCCATCCGAAGCCATTCATCGTTTCGTTTAGATAGTAACTCAAGTATCACGAAATAATTTGTACAATAAATACGCCAAGTGCTATTTGAATCTCATAGCGGTGGCCGATATCTTCATACCCGTCTTCCCCCCAATCAAGGTAGTTTATTCCAAACATTATCCCTACGATTGGAGAGATGCGAAATATCATATCAATTCCTTTAATTTAAAAAACTTGTCCTTGTAAATATATAACTCTTTTACCTTTTCTTGTTCAAGGCGTAATTCGTTTCTTAAATTTTTAATGATGCGTACAAGGTCTGAATGGGTCATTGTAGGTAAATCCTCCCGTTTGAAAAGGCTTTCCCTCAAGTCAACGGCAGCATTGTAGAGTTCTTTGTAGTCCTTGTAGTTTATTAGAGTAGGGTGGTTTTTGCCGTAATGAACCACCGATGCGTGGTCGCGGCCAAGAACTTTACCCATCATTGAAGGACCTGCTACGGAACGAAAGGCCATAGCAAAAGCGGAACGGGCATACACCAATTCACGCTTCCGTGAGTTGTCATCATTTATTTGGTTGTGGCGAAAGAATATCTCCTTTGCTGCAATTAGTTCACTTATTTCCATTGTCCGCGTAAAAAGGTTACTTCATCAATTTCATTACTTGTGTACTTGTCGTTCATTTCCTTGAGAGTCATTTCCCAAACGCCACGTTGACTTTTAATCACAAGAGTGGTCTTTTGCTTGAAGGTGTCGCAGGGGTTCAAGGGTTTGCAGGTGCATTTCTTACAATAGTAAGTAAGGCGTTCTATAATTTCAAATACCTCACCCTTTTTAGTTCGGATGGCGTTTCCTGCTTGGAAATTTCTAAAGGTTCTCGGATGCATTGTCAAGTGCTTTTTGAAGTTTATCAATGGTGTCTTTCATTTCTGTGTTCTCAAGTTTTAGTTTGGCGTTAACCAATCTTGCTTCACTTAAAAAACGATTCGTGCTGCGTTCATAATCTATGAAGTAGTTCATTACCCTATCCACCTCCACAAGGTCAATTATCTTGTTAATGATATCGTTTTGCTCTTGGGTTGTTTCTGCGTAGTGGGCGCAGTCGTTAAGCCATATAAGAATCGCACCAAGTAGCATCTGCTTTTCGCGGATGTGGAGTTCGTTAAAGGTTGGGTCAGAAGGGAACATCAGTTGTGCTTTGTGTAGTGGGGAAGTTAATCAAACTCTTGTAGCCAATCAAATATCCCAAGTTGTATTTCATAGATTGAAGGCGAATTGGTTGGTCAAGGGGTGTTGGTCTTCCTCCCGTTTCTAACTCTTTCACTTTGCGAATATGAATGTCGGTAAATATCCAATCCGTTTCGTGCATCGTATAACGGTGGATGACAATGAATTCATCACTCCTATTGACAAACTTACCCCCTCCTTCAACATCGGATGCCATTGGCGGGATGGGGTGGCCTTCATAGGGGTGGCCTTTGTAGTGAACCTTCCTCAAGGCTTCCGTAGCAGGATGGGTGTTGACGATAACAATAGAATCAAATTTCTTGCAGAACACCCGAATGTGGCTTGTGGCTTCATAATGATATTCGTGAGTAGAAACTTTTCCTAACTTCTTTTGATTGATGGTGAGTGAATTGTAAGGGTCAATAAGTACTCCGTTGAATTGGTACTCATCATATATCTCACCCATCGTATCAAGCAATCCAAATACGTCAAACAACTGCTCCGAATCAATGAATTGAAAGTGCGCTTGTATATAGTCGTACTTACGAGCGAAGGTGGAATCGTCCACGTATTGGATTTGTTTTCCGCAAAGAAACTCAATCAACTTACGCTGAATGCTACGCACGTCATTTTCCGATGAGTACACCAACCACTTTGTTCCGTTGGTTTGGGTGTGCAGCAGCATCAAGTATAACATTGTGTGGGTCTTTCCCACGTTAGCGTGTCCCGTTACAACAACGAAATTTCCCTGCTTGAATCGCAGGTAGTCATCTATCTCGGAGTGTCCAAACTTGGAGGCCTCAACGATTTGTCCCTTACGGGCTTTCTGTAGGTAGTCAAATACTTTTCCATTTTGAATGATTGCGGGGTGTGTTATCATAAAACGACTATCAAAAAAAATCCCCACCGTAGTGGGGACTATTAGTAAAAAAATAAACTTTAGAAGGGAGACTCCTCTTGGAAGTGTGCAGCGTAGGTGCTTGGCTGCTCCGTTACTCCCGTTACCACGTAGAGATACTTTTCTACAAAAGAAGGAATATCCGTGATTTGAATCTTTCCTGCCGATACCAAGTCAATAGCACCTTTAAAGACTACGCTACGCGCGATTTGTTCGGATTGATTAGAGTTGCTCACTTTTGGGGTGTAGTTAGAGTTGTTAGAAGAAGGGAAGTTGTTTTCGCGTTGAATTTTTACTCCGCCACGCTCGTTCTTGGTGTACTGTACTTCATCTCCAACTTTGTAAGATGGGGTTGGGGATTTGGCGAGGACGGTTCCACCTTGATTATCATCAAAGGCGATTTCAAGGATGTGAAACTCTTTCCACATACGACCCGTGTCTTGGAGGCTTACGATTTTAGGCATTTACTTGGGGATTTTGAACTGATTGAATTAAACGATTTAGGGAATCAAGATGGTCTTGATGGGCTTTGGCAAGTTCTACCTCAAGGGTAACCACTCGTTCTTCAAGCCAAGAAATATATATTTTCTCGTTCATCGGAACAATTTATTGAAGATGAAGTCTTGCGTGGCTAACTCCGCTTTCAAAACGGGATTGCTTACTACCTCAAGGGCATCAATGCGGTTTTGCATTGCTTCAATACGAGCCTCTTGCATCGCAATGATGGACTCGTAAGACTGTGGAGAGAGATTGTAATTCATAGGTGTGTTTTTTATTAACACACTGAAGATAGACAAACTTATTCACACGAGACAACGATGCCGTAGAAAAAAATTTTAGAAGTGTCTTTTTTTATGGCGGGGTTATGCTCAAGCGTAACCTTTGGAAAGTGCTTCTTGTTATCGTCTGCAATACCTCCCCACTCCTTAAAAGCGTCCATTGCAAACTTGACTGCCATTATGCAGTTGTCAATATCATAGCCAAGATTTGTTTCGGCCCGAACATTGACTTGCTTAAATTGTATTTTGTCGTATTTGTTTAATTGCTCAAGCACTTCGGCTTTGAACTTATCCTTTGCTTTCTTTCGCATTATCCAATGTTTAGAAGCGTAGAAAGCGTTAAGAGAAGGAACCTTGCCTACCTCAACCGTGATAACCGCATCGTTCGGCAAAGTGGGAATCAAGTTCGTTTATTTTAGAAAGGATTTCTTTTTCCCGCTTTAGAGCATCTTGACGGGCTTCGTATGTTGGTTCGCAGTTGGCGAATAACATTGCTGCTTCTTTAAGTAGGTTGTCAATTTTCCGCTTGACTGCCTTGTTTGTATAGTATTTCCATTCCATCGGGTTGGGAGTTGTTTGCGGAGGCATTGTGGTACTCAAAGTATTCAAAGTGATTAGCAGACTTGCGGGTTTGGTGTTCAATCTCTTTTTCAAGATGGGCGATTGCTTTCTTGATGTCTTGAACCATTGGGTTGTTTGGCTTCTTCCCTGCCCGTAGGAGGTAAGTGATAGCCGTACCCAAGTTGTAGTTGTCCTCTTGAAAGTCAAGGACCACATCAAAAGCCTCAATCTGCTTATGTTTTCCGATGTAATACTTTGGTGTCATTGTTTGCGAAGTTAGGGTTTTCATCCCAATAAATAAAGTGCCAACCTTGATGTTCATTCATAGCCGTGATAGCGTTTTAGTTTTTGTCGCGTTCGCTCTTGGTATTCGTCCAATGGGTAATCCATAAAACCAAAATGCGAAAGGAATGGGTTTTGATAGTCATCGGGGATTTCCCCGTTCTCAATCTTCGCCCAATGCTTTCGCTTGTCTGCTTTAGTCATAGTTACTTAATTACTATAACTAATGTAATAACTAATTATATTACTTTATTAAGTATAGTTCTAATTATAATTAACAATAGTAATATAGTTATTGTCCAACCAAGCAACCACTCCCAAGTCATCTTTGGCTTGTCCTTCTTTGCTTGAACCACCTTGACTTGAGTAACGGTGATTGTGTCGCTTGGACATTCGGCAGTAACGACCATTGTCTCTCCCTCCAAGTACCTAATTTCTACCTTTACGCGGTCTTGGTAGAGGATGGTGTCCTTTTGAATCGTTAGAGTGTCGTGAAGAATCCTCTCCTTTGTTACAACTACCGTGTCCTTGACAACTACACTCTCTTGGGTAGGCTTCGCAATACCGCATCCACTAACTACCGCAAGAATCACACTCGGGATTATCAATAGAGCAAGTCGGGTTAACGGGTAA